AAAAACCCCTTTTCGTTCAACGGCCGCAGGCTCGAAGGCGAGCAGGAGCTGCCCGACCGGATCGCCGACGCGCTGATCGGGCGCGGAGTCGCTGAGGAGGTCAAACCTCCCGCCAGAAAGCCCACCAAAAAAACGGGAGGTAAATGATGGATCTCAATTTCGGAATCAACGGCAGCATCGCCGTAGAGGCGGCCCGTCCGGTCGTCGTGGACACAAAGACCCCCATCGGGGTGGTCGTGCCCTTCGGCAGCGAAGCGGTACTGACCTACTACAACGGCCCGAAGGCCTGGAAAGAGTACCTGGTCGCCCAGGGCCAGACCAATGCGGATCTGCCCTACCGGGCGGCGGCCGCGATGGAGCTGCAAAACGTCAACGCCAAAATCATCGTCGCCTATGTGCCCGTCGGAAAATCCTCCGACGATACAAAAAGTGCGGTGCTGGGCGGCCTGGATCTGCTGCGCAGCGCTCCGTATGACGAGCGGGTACTGGACCGGCCCGATCTGATCATCGTGCCGGAGCACTCCTACAATACCGATATCGCGGCGAAGATGGACTCCGTGGCAGCCGATCTGCGAGCTACAGGGATCGTGGATGTCAACGCCGCCGACGAGGCGACCGCCACGGCGTTCGTGCAGAATTTCGGTACCCGCTATCTGCTCTTCTATCGCGGCCGCACCCGCATGGAAGGCCAGCTCTATCCGACCTCCGCGGCGATGGCCGGGCTGATCGCATACTGGGACGCCGGCGGCGACAACGGCTACGACGAGTTCGGCTACGCGCGCTCCCACTCCAACCGGATCGTCAAAGGCGTCAGCGGCTCCGAGGTGCCCATCGAGTACTTCGACGGCATCGACTGCGAAGCCCGCCGCCTGCGGCAAAAAGGGATCGGCGCCATCGTCCAGGATGTGGGCTGGAGGAGCTACGGCTTCGAGACCACCGATATCGACCCCATCTGGCAGAGCCTGGAGCGGGTCCGGGCGTTTCACCGTTGGCTGGACGCGATCATCAAAGCCAACAAGTGGGCGCGCGACCGCTCCGCCGATCAACTCATCTGGGTCAAAAAGACCTGCTCGGAATTTTTCCGGAAGATGGTCGGCGCGAAGATCGCGCTGGGGTACGAAATCTATCTCGACGCGGACCGATCGGACGTCACGGCCGGGAAGTTCACTTTCATCCTCAAAACTGCGAATATGCCGGCGATTCGTGAGCTCAACTTCGTCCTGACTTTCGTCGACGACTACAACGACGCGCTCATCGAGTGGGTCAACGCGGCGTAATTTACGAAAGGAGCAAACATGGCAGACAGATCAAAACTGCGCGCACTGCTGCGCGGGAAAAATGTCTTTCTCGACGGGATCGGGATGATCGGGCGCACCGGCGAGGTGGAGCCGCCCGAGGTGGAGTTCGAGCAGATGGAGGACGGCAATATGAGCCGCTATGTCGATACGGGGCTGCTCAAGCCGATGGAGTGCAAGCTCACCGTCGTCGACCTGCACGATGCGGTGTTTGATGCGGTCGGTAAGCGCCTGCGCGATCTGGCCACCTTCGTCATCAAGAGTTCTTTCGCCACGGCCGACGGGGAGAAGAGCGTCTATTTCGAGATCGGCGGCCAGGTCAAAAAGCAGAGCTTCGACAACCTCAAAGACGCGGGCAAGGAGTCCGGCATCCCCCTGGAGATCTCCGTGGTGCGCTATCGACTGGAGATAGGAGGAGAGGAGATCTACGAGATCGATACCGACGAACAGATTTGCAAGATCCGCGGCACCGACCACTACGCAACACTGCGCCAGCATACGATGTAAGGAGTCACTATGGAGAAAACATTCACGATCCAGCTTCCTGAGCCGGAAGTAGTCGACGGCAAAGAGGTCAAAGAGCTGGTATGCCGCCAGCCCCTGGGCGGCGATATCGAGCGGGTCATCGGCAAACCCACGGGAGAGTCGATCACCGAGCTGACGGCGGCGGTGTGCACTAATGTAGCCCTTGAGCCTGACGATATCCGCAAGTTCAGCGGGAAAAACTATATCGCTATCGCGGGGGTGATGCTGGATTTTTTGGGGTAGAGATCGTGGAGATGGCGGCGGTGATAGGCCACGTGCTGCACTTTTCGCACCGGGACATCATGGCGATGCCGCTGCGGCTGATTGAGCGATACTATGACGCGGCGGCCGCTATCCAGGATGCACATCGGAGTCACCATGCAACGCATCAGTGACGCAGACCCACGCCCCGGCCAGCAGCGGCAGGGCCACGGCCAAGGAGAGAGCGGACCATCCCCCATCATCCTCGGCCCACATCCCGGCAGCAATAGCCAGGAAGATCATTCCGACCGCCCCGCCGACAATTCCGCCAATCCAGTTCATTATTCGTTTCATCATAGATCCATTATATCAAAGATCGGAGGTGTCATATGAGCAAAATGTTTGCTATGGGTGTGTTACTGACAGCCAAAGATATGCTATCTCCGATCCTTGGCAAAACCGACAAGGGTCTGGGCAACATCCAGAGCAAAGCGGGCAAGCTCAACAAGGCGTTTCGGCAGAGCGAAAAAGCCACAAAAGCCCTGGCGGCGAAGCTCTCCGATGTGGACCGCAAACTCAAAAGCGTATCGATTCAAAAATTCCGGCTCAAGGACGATCTGGAAAACGGCCGCATCAGCGCGGACCGCTTCGCTCAGAAGATGGCGCTCATCGACCGCAAAGAGCAGGTGCTCAACCGGCGAAAACTGCGGCTGAAGAATGAGCTGGATCGGGCTTCCGGATCGGCGCGAAAGCTGGAGCGTCAGCTCGGATCGGTAGAGCGCAAGCTGCGCATCATCAAAAAACTGGACAAAATCGCTTTCAAATCCATCGCCGCCGGTACCGCGCTGACCGGGGCAGGCGTCATGACCCGATCCATGTCCGAAACGCCGATCTCTGCCTTTACGGAGCTCGAAGACGCGAAGACGATGCTGGAGATGTCCATGATGGACTCCAGCGGCAACGTGCCCAAGAGTTTTGCGGAGATCAACCGCCAGGCCCTGGAGCTCGGCAACCGGCTGCCGGGTACCACCAAGGACTTCTACCGGATCGCAACCGTGCTGCGCCAGCTGGGTGTCTCCGAAGAGTCTATCACCGGCGGTGTGCTGAAATCCTCCGCATATCTGGCCGTGGTGCTCAAGGGTATGGGGGTCTCGTATCAGGAAGCGGCAGAGGCAACGGCACAATTCAAAAAAGCATGGGGAATCGAAGATTCCAACATGCTGAAGTTCATAGATCTGACCCAGCGCATGGCTCATACCGGTGTCAACTTAACGCAAATGAAATATGCCTTCACCAAAGTTGGCGGGGCACTGAAGGGCATGGGTATCAGCGGCTATGAAGCTGCGAAACAGATGGCCCCGTTCATCGGGATGCTTATCAACACAGGGCATAGCGGAGAAACCGTCGGTACAAACCTCGGTAGTGCAATGCAGCGAGCCCTATTGTTTGACGGCACGAAAGCGGCGCGAAAAATCAGAAAGCAATACGGGATCCGGTTTAAATTTACCGACGCCAAGGGCGAATTCATCGGGCTAGAGGCAATGATTGCCCAATTGGAACATAAACTCAAGGGCTTATCAGCGCAGCAACGGACCTATGTACTGTCTAAGATGTTTGGAACCGGCGAGTCGCTGGGTATGATTAACGCACTGCTAGCGAAGGGGGTTGAGGGCTACCGAAAATACCGCAAGGAGATGGAGCGGCAGGCGGATATCAATCAGCGGGTCAACCGCAGCCTCTCCACGCTCTCTGCAACATGGGAGGCATTTAGCGGGACCGTCGAAAACATCTTCGCAATCATCGGCGCGCAGGCGGCTCCGACGCTCAAGGCGATCACGGAAAAGCTCAACGCATTTGCCGACGCGACGACGAAGTTCGCGGAAGCGCATCCGGTACTGACCAAGTGGGTCTCGATGGCCGTCATCGGAGCCAGCGGCGCTTTGACGGCCCTGGGCGGCGCGGCGATCATCTTCGGCGTTCTGGCCAAGGCTTCCAAGCTGGCCGTCTCACCGATCTCCAAAGCCGTCGGACTCTTCGGACGGCTCACCGGCAAGAGCCAATCGCTCTCCAAGGGGCTGTGCGGAATCGAGGGGTGTGCGTCAAACGCAACCACCGGGCTGGAGACGCTCAATCGCAAAGTCAAACAGAGCCTCCGGATCTTCTCCTCTCCGCTCAAACTGGCCGTCACACTGGTGGGTGCCGCCGCCGTGGTCGCCGGACTGGGCAAACTGGCCAAGGATGCCCGCCAGGCGATCCGGGACAAGCGCAGCATCACCCCGACCAAGGACAACCTGGCCAAACTCCAGGCCAAAGAGGCCCGCCTCAAAAAGCGGCTGGAAGCGATGCAAAAGCCGTGGTGGTCCCCGTCGGCACTCTGGGAGTCTTTTGCTCACGGCACCAACGACGCGGCGAAAAAGCGGCAACTGGAAAAGCTGCTGGCGCGCACCAGGCAAAACATCCAGACCGCCAAAGCCGGTACATACCGCGCTCCGGAGATCATACCCAAGCCGATTTCTGAGCAGCAGCGGGAACGGGTCATGGCCTATGCGCGGCTCAAGCAGCGGCTCTATCCGGCTCCCGGCGAAAGCGGAGACGAACATATAGCTCGAAACATCGTCTCCGCCCTGAGCCCCGGCGGAGAGAACCGGGCGGAGCTTGGGGCGCTGCAATCACAGTACCAGGCGCTCAGCTCCACGGTGCAGACCTTGGCAAGCAGGCCGGAACAACACAACTACCAAGTCTCTGTCGTGGTCAACAACCCGCGCAACGATGCGGAGATCGAAGCGGCGGTGGCCCGCGCCATTCAGCGGGCCGGATATGAGAGAGCACAAAGGACGATGAGTGATCTGTAGTATCGGAAGTTTCGTTTTTGAGGCGCATGACGTCACCGGCCTCAATATGGACAGCAGCGCACATTTCGGAGAGTACAAACCCTATGGGGACGATCCGCACTACCACGCGACGCAGGGGTCGACCAAAACGATCACGGTCACCGGACGCTATATCGCCGATTCAAACAGCAGACAAGAGACCATCGAAAGTATGCTGAGATCAAAGAGCCCGGTACGGTTCACAATGGCTACCGGGGAAAGTGAGCGCGTCATCATCACGGGGTTTCGCAACGATCGAAAGCACTTTGTGAGCAACGCCGGGGCCGTCCAGCAGGACTTCTCGATCACACTCAAACGTGCCGGAAGTAGCGGATTTGGATGGATCAGTATCTTAGGAGGCATCCTTGCGATGGTATAGAGTAGAGCGCGAAATGCGCATCGACGAGATCGCGGTAGAAGTGTATGGTGATGAGCGCCTGACTCAATGGCTGATTCGGGCGAATCCCG